CAACGATGCCCTCGCCAATGATAGTGAAGAAGACCAACACGAAATGCTTCGTGAGGAAGACGATGGATTGGATTCAGACAGTGAACCAGATCATCAGATTCTACACGAGAATTTCCAGGAAGCCTTCTTTGGAACGTCCATGCCCCCTGTTGAAGACAGTGTGGTCGGACAGTCCACTACGGTGTTTATTAGTACTTCGCCGGACGCGTCGTCCTCCGAAGGTGAGAGTCAAGCCTCTCCTGATGACACTGAAAGCACTGATGAGGAAGAATCCAGTGACTCCGCTGGGTTGATTTCACCCGTACATGCTAGTGCACCTGACCCTGCACGGGCAAGCTTCAGCGACTACGACCTACCAGCACCAATCGCGTGTCTCGTTTACCTTTTTGCGGTGATGTATTACGTCATCTGTCCCGGTATCCGAGATGTGTGTGGTGTGATGGGTGTGCAGGTTGCTGCCTATGTGAACTTTGTGTATATGCGCCTTAGAGACGACCCGAAATTGGTTGTTTCTATAGGATCCCTGTCCTTGGGAGCCGTAGGTTTTACTTACGCGCTGTATATACTGATTCGCCTCCTCCTAGTTCCCCTGTATTGGACCGTGTATGTGATTGGCTACATAGCACATACTGACTTTACAGGCTTTTGGTTGGAGATGACGCTCCTTTCTGGCTTGGTAGGATACTGTTTATATCCGCAGGTCAGGGACTGGGTACGACAGCAGACCCTTATACATTCGGAGAAGTACGACAACTCCGGTTTCAGAGCTCACTTCCGCAAAGACCCGATGCCGGACGCACGCCAACATAGGGCTAATCCCCATGGTGTGTCCGCCGGGCTCCGCGCGGTTGCAGAGGACTTTGTAGACCGACTTGCCGGAAACACTCTCAGAAATGTATATGCTGTCCAAGACTCAGTGGCGGACCGCCGAAAACAGCTGCCAGGATATCGTGAGATATACTGGGAGACCGATGCTGTTCTAGGTGTACGTGAGGATGCGCGCCCTGCTCGCCCCATTCTTAAATACACGGATGTGGATTATTACACTAACCCCATCACTTATGCCCCTCGTGGCGACTACCTTGCTGACAGTAGTGATCCTATCGTCTTGTA